TTACTTTCCATTCTCTTCCTTTTCTATTTCCTTTAACAATTCGGCAGGGAAATCCACAAAGTCATCGACTAATCCAATTATTTGTCCATTTACCTTCTTAATTTTGGAATAAACGGGGATTTTGACCATTTCTTTAACTTCTTTCAGGTTTGTGATCGTTTGTTCGCCCTTCATTAAATTTCACCTCGTTATGAGAATATATGTTCGGTTTATACTCCTAAAAGAATGGTGTGCATGTTAAGCACACCATATTAATTTAGAACGACAAATCAATTGTCAATTTTTCCCCGACCTGATTAAAGTTTTCATCGTGGGATCCTTCGATTACCAGTTTGATTTTGTTGAATTCATTTGGATCCCTGTCCAATTGGAAAATGACATTTCCTTCTTTTTTCACTTTCCCGATAAAGTCGCCACCGATATCATCGGACAGAACCATGTCAGCGTCCACTTGATCGCCCGCGTCGGTTGTCATCACAGCTTGGTTGGGATAGAAACCAATCGTATCGTCAGACGTATTCTCGGCTTTCATTTCTACGGTTACGATGGTTACTTTGTCCTTCCCTTCGAACAGGTCTTTATAGCTTTCGTTCGGTTCAAGTACAGCCGCTTGAATCGCTGAGATTGTTAGATTCATCGGGCCGCTTTTGACCGTTTGATTGATGTCTTTCTTTTTCTTGATCACAGTCAGTTTGCCCAGTTCGCTCTCTTTGACTTCATCCCCCGATTCAGATTGTTCTTCCTTGGATTTGTCTTGTCCTTCCGTTTTTTCTTGTTTTTCTCCAGATGAATTTTCGTTGGAGCTCGAGCTATCGCTGCCTCCCCCGCATGCTGCCAAGGCCAGTACCAAAGCCATTGACATGAGTAACGCAAAAATCTTTTTCACAAAAAATCCCCCTTTTAATGAATTTTTATCAAAACATCCCTAAAGGATGTTTGAAGACTCATTCCATTCGTTCGAAACTTATGATAAAATGAGTTTACGAAACCGAACATATGTTCGCAAAAAATCGGGAACAGATCGGAGGCCTGCCTATGATTGACGATGATTTTGTATGCGCTTTAAAGGAATTGGTGATTCGATCAAAACATGACCCTATCGCCCGAATGATAATTGATGAAATTATCAATTTTTATCAAGCTTCGAGGCGTCCGCTAGTCCTCTAGCGTACGCCAATATTTTTTCTTTCATTTCGTTTCTTTTCTCTTCTGGCATGCTTTCGATAATTTCCATAAGTTCCTTTACTTTTTTATCAACCTCTTTATCCTCATCCGCTGAAAGCCGCGGGTCATTGCTTCTTCCCATAAGGTAATCGGTATTTACTCCAAATAACTCCGCAATTTTATTTACTGTATCAATAGGCGGCAATTTTGTTCCGTTTTCATATCCCGTATATGTTACCCTGGCTACACCTATTTTTTTCGCCACATATTCTTGCGTCCATTTTTTATCCTTTTCTTTTAGCTTTTCTCTATATTGTTTCAGTCTTTCTGAAAAGGTTGCCACGGTTTTATCACCGCCTTCCTAGCGAATATCTAAATACCACTAAATCAATACAAATTATAAATGTTTCTGTCGGTAACTTCATTATTTGTTCCTATAAAGATAATTTAATTCAATTTATCCCTTGACAAGTTCCCTAAAGGAACATAAAATGAAGATAGACAAAGTTCCTAAAAGGAACAAAAGGAGGTGCAAGATGAGAATTACGCTTAAAAAAGCCCGTGAAAGAAAAGGTTTTAAGCAAGAAGATGTTGCCAAACTTTCCGGGATCTCCAGAAGTTATTACACAAATATTGAGATTGGTGTGAAAACACCTTCCATCCCAGTTGCCAAAAGAATTGCTCATGTGCTCGGGATTGATTGGACATATTTTTTTGAGGAAAAATGTTCCTCAAGAGAACATTCAAAGGAGGTTAGTTGATGCATCAATTACAAAGAATCTTCGTTTTCAACGGGAAACCCGTGCGGACTCTGGTGATCAATAACGAACCTTGGTTTGTTGCGAAAGATGTTTGCGACATCTTGGACATTAAAAACAATCGTGATGCAATTTCCCGCCTTGATGATGATGAAAAAGATGCCGTCGGCATTACCGACTCCATCGGAAGAAAACAACAAACAACCATTATTAGTGAAAGTGGGCTATACAATCTTATTTTTCTTAGCCGAAAACCCGAAGCCAAACAATTTAAGCGCTGGGTCACGCACGAAGTTATCCCGACGATTCGAAAAACCGGCGGATATGTAGCAAACGACGATTTGTTCATCCAAACTTACCTTCCTAATGCAGACGAGAACACAAAATTGCTTTTCAAAACGACTCTTCAAACCATCCGCAAGCAGAATGAACAGATTGCCGAAATGAAACCCAAAGCATTGTTTGCGGATGCTGTTGAAACATCTGAATCGTCCATCCTTGTTGGTGAGTTGGCCAAAATCCTGCGCCAGAACGGTATTGAAATCGGCCAAAACAGATTATTCCAGTGGCTTAGGGAAAACGGATATCTGTGCAAGCAAAAAGGCGAAAACTTCAACCTTCCGACGCAATACAGCATGGATCTTGGTCTTTTCGAGATCAAGAAACGAACCATAAACAATCCAGACGGATCCGTGCGAGTAACCAGAACACCGAAAGTAACTGGTAAGGGTCAAATATATTTCGTCAACAAATTCCTTTCTTTGAAAGAAGAGGAGGTAATCTGATTGAGAATTTTGGACCGAAAAATGAACCAGATCTTGATCGAGTTTTGGGTTAAACGTGAGTTAGAAAGACAGAAAAAGGACGAGGTTCAGGTAACAAAAAAGGTTAGTCCTTCTGTCCCAGGCGCATAGCCTATATCGAGGTGATCAACGTGGCGGTGGCTGCCAAAACTGATGTGAAAAAGCCTGTTAAACAAAAAAGAAAGAAAACGGTACTCCGGGTAATCAAGGAAACCTATGGCGACATTCCCATCGAAGAGGCCTTTCGAAAAGCGTTAGAGCCGTATTTCGATTCTGTCCAGGTTTATAGGAAATAATGGCTTTGCCTTTTTTGATAGGACAAGTCTGACAAGCACTTTCTATATCAAATATATTTGCAAATGGTGCATAACAAAATGGGATTATCTATGCAAAGGGGGATGGTGGATTGATAAAAGATTCAGTCTACGCAAGCACCGCGATCCAAACACTCCAAAAAGAGGAGGGGCTGGATGGCATTCAAATAGCCAAAGACCTGAATATTTCTCCACAGCTTGTAAGCAATATCAAGCACGGCCACAGGAAACTTCATAAAGATATCGCCCAGGCTTCCATGAAAATTTACGACTGCCCGGAATATGCATTGGAGTTACTCCATCAGTTTTCTGACGGATACACAGCACCGAGATTGACTGGAAGGGCGATTGAGAAACACAGGTTGGCCTTGGAGGAATTCACGATCCAACAAGTTCGAGAAGTTATCCGAATCCTGGAAGAAGTCAGCCTGGTAAAACCACCGGGAGAAACTACAGCAGAGGAGAGAGAACGCATTAAGGAAATCATTTACGAATTGCTTGACGCCGAGGCAGCGATCGCCAATCTGAAAGCGATTTTGGCGGATGAGTATCAAATCAGTTTGAAAGAGTGTATCCGGGCAAGGAAACCATATTGGAAAGCGAAAGGATGGATTTGAATGGATTTAGTCAAGGAGCATTTTCTTCCCCAGGACGAACGAGAAGCAACAGCTGAAATGATGTGCGCTACATACTGCTTAGATCAAGCGAGATATGCAGTGCTTCGAGAAGACTACAAAAAAGCGTTGGCATACTTCGAAAACGCAACAAGATCCATCAGAGAATTGGCAAGACTGAACGAGAAGAAAAAATCCCACGAGAAACTAGAAAAAATGATTTCTGAATTGGCAAAATCCAGTGGCTTTGAAGCATACCGAAAGGAGCTGGGGTTGTGAAGGCTACTACTCTCAATGAGCTGGAGGGAAAATACGGAAAAGAATTGGTAGAACAAATTAAACAGGAAATCGAAATTTGCCATGAATACGGTTATAAATTTGGGTTTTGGATTGAAGAAAATGAAGGTTTTATCATCGACAAGGTCTTCTTTGTTACACCTCACGAAGCTGTGATTTTCGAGGTTATTGAAGAAGGAAAAATTTTTATGGGGAAACACAGAGTAACTCGCAGCGATTGTAAGAAGGCTATCGATAGAATGGACAGAATATGGGAGCGTGAAATGAATTGCTCTACGCCTACATCGTCTTGATGTTTATCTTTGCGACAGTAATTTGCATCAAAGACTTAATTAGAACAGAAACAGAGTACCAGAAAGCACAAAAAAAGCGATAGCTGAGCTACCGCAAACCCTCAATTCCATTCTACCTGACGGGTTCGAGCCCGTCAATATGGCCGGGAAATCCCTCCTTCCTTCCCATCTCCCATCCCGGCCGTGTTGATCGGCTTGAGCCGGCCCAACCGATAGGTCCGGAGTTAATAGCATTAGGTCCAGAGCTTATCCGCTTTTATCCGGAGTCACCTGATTGTTTACTTGAAAGGAGGTGAAACCATGGCCATTGATCTGGAACATCCTGTTGTAACCGCTATTCGCCGTTATGGGTACCCGGATCCTGAACCAGAACCCTTTGGTGACGACTTCTTTGGAAATGAGGTTTATCCGGGGGATACGATCTTGGTTTTGGATGATGAATTCTTTCTTAAAGATGAACTTTCCGAAGATGCTATCGCGATCCTAGAACATTTCGGCGCTGTTGAAATAACAGCAAAATAAAAGCCCCCTGCTGAAACAGGGGCTAAAGAAAAGGCCATAGAAAAAGTTTTGACGCTTTAATTATAACACAGCCAATAAGGAGGATGAAACATGGAATTGGTTCAAGCTTATAATCATCACGTTCAGCCGCAACAAACAAGTGTTTTGGCTCAAGCGGCAAGCAGCCGGGAAATGGAAGAAGTGAAAGCCCAAATATTTATGGCCCGGCAGTTTCCGAGAAACGTGTTTGAGGCCGAACGCAGAATTTTAGATGCTTGCAAACGGCAATCGTTGGCGGAGGTGGCCATTTATAGCTATCCACGGGGCGGGACACGGGTCGAGGGTCCGTCCATCCGATTGGCGGAAGTGATCGCACAAAACTGGGGAAACATCGCTTTTGGAGTGAAAGAACTCGAACAAAGGCCAGGCGAATCGGTCGCAATGGCTTACGCTTGGGACCTTGAAACGAATGTCCGGCAAGAAAAGATTTTCGTCGTCAAGCATTCGTACAAGTCAAAGGGCCAAATCAAACACCTGGAAGATCCCCGGGATATCTACGAAAAGGTCGCGAACGATGGAGCTAGACGTTTGAGAGCTTGCATACTTGGAATTATCCCTGGGGATATTGTGGAGGCCGCTGTTGAGGAATGCAAGAAAACCTTGACCGGGAACAACAAAGTACCGCTTAAAGATCGGATCGCCAATGCCTTGAAAGCCTTCAAAGAAAAATTCCGGGTGACGCAAGAGATGATCGAATCCAGGTTCGGATACAAGGCAGACGCCTTCACGGAGTATGACTACCTAGAATTGATCAAAATCTTTAATTCCCTTAAGGATGGTATGAGCAGCGTGGATGATTGGTTCGAGCGACCAGCAAAAGAGGAGCCTAGTCAATTGGCCAAATCCTTCGAAGAGAATCAAAAACAAAAAGGGAAAGCTGCCAAAAAAGGTAAGGCTGAGACGGAAGGAGATGTGAAACCGAATGACGACGAAATCGAAGCCAAAGAAAATGGATTTGAACAAGGAGAATTACCATTCGATTGAGGCGGACAAGCAATATATGTCCGTCTCCCAATTCCACAGTTTTCGTCAATGCGAAGCCAAAACTATGGCGATCCTGAACGGTGAATACAAGGAGCCGGAGACCAACGCATTGTTGGTCGGTTCATACATCCATGCTGCTTTTGAAGGTGAAGAGGCCTTCGCAAAATTCATTGAAGAACACAACGGGGCCATTTTCAAAACCCGGGGGAACGGAAAATATGCCGACTTCGAAATGGCCGACAAGATGATCGAGACATTGAAAAATGATCCGTTTGCCATGTTTGCGTTGACCGGCGAAAAAGAACAAATCTATACCGCGAATCTTTGGGGTGTCGATTGGAAAATCAAAGTGGACAACATCAACCATCAGCACAAGTTTTTCAGCGATCTCAAAACAACCCCGGACCTCCACAAAAGGTATTGGAGCGACAAATACGAGACGTGGGTCTCCTTTGTTGAGGCTTGGGATTATGTTCTCCAAATGGCGGTTTATAGGCTGGTATTGCAAGAGGCCCTAGGGGAAAAATACACACCGTACATTGTAGCTGTCACAAAAGAAAACCCGCCAAACAAGGCGGTGCTACACTTCGACGAAAGCAGGTTCGACTTTGAATATGACTACATTGAGACTTTCATCGAAAGAATCATCAAGGTCAAGACCGGTGAAATCGAACCGAACCGATGCGAAAAATGCGAGTATTGCCGGATGACTAAAAAGTTGAACAACACAATAGAAATCGGGGAATTGATCTATGCTTGATAAAGTCCCCTACCGCGTCCTTCTTCCCGGTTGGATCCGGGAGGAGGCGCGGGATAAGGAAGAATTCAAAAGACTGGTGCTGGAATATATGAAACGGTATCCAGACTATCGGGTGAAGAAAGTCATTGGAGATTTTGCGATTTGTGAAAGGAAATGAAATGGGGTGATGAGCTTGGCAGATGTTCAACTGGAAAATGGATATACGAAAATTGCCAATGAGATCTTGGAGAGATTGGCGCTGACCAAGCTCAGTCCAACCCAATTCCGAATCATATTGGCGATTCTACGCTACACATATGGATTCAACCGGAAGGACCACGAAATTAGTTTGTCTTTCCTGTCTGAAACCACCGGGATCCACAGGCAAAGAATCAAGCCGGATTTGGACAAGCTGATCGAATGGAACATCGTGAAAGTGACGGAAGAAGGGGACTTCACGAAACCTCGAAAACTAGCATTCAACAAGGACTATGACACTTGGTGCTTACAGTCCTCAAAAATGCTTACTGTAAGCAAAAATGCTGACAGTACAGTAAGCGAAATTGCTGACAGTACAGTAAGCAAAAATGCTGACACTGGTGTAAGCAAATCTGCTTACCAAGAAATAAATAATATAAATAAAAATTTAAATAAAAAAGATAAAGAAATAGCTGCTGATAAGAACACGCACGAAGAACAAACTGGCGGGGTGCCTACAACCGAAAGTGTCCAGCTGCTCAATTCTGAGAGTGTGGGACAAATACCAGGTAGTTCTTCAAGTGATTACGAACGCATTAAAAATACTTTTATGCAGCTTGCAGGAATACGTGGTTTTGAAATTAGCCCTCTTGATCAACAGGCTATATTAGAGCTTCTTGAATACAAGATTGAAATTGAAAAAGTCTTGAAATGGCTGAAAGAATGCTTTGACAGGTATAAGCCAAAACATAAACATGACAAAATTAATAGCTTTAGATACTGCCTTCCATACATTTTAGACAGGTATTTTGAAGAGCAAGAAGCCAAAAACCCGAAAAAAGCCACATATAGAAAAAAGCCAACTCGTGTTGAGCCGGTTCCGAGCTGGCTTCATAACTGGGAAATAAACGAACCTGCCGAAATTGAAATTTCCAATTTCGAAGAGGAAAAGCGGAAATTGGAAGCTGAATTAAAGCAATTTGGCTCATGAGGGGGTGTGCACGTATGGGCGTTCTTTACGATGCGGTTGAGTATAAACGGAGGTTCATAATCGAAGAGCTGCATAAAATGAACGTCTATACATCACGAGATGGGCTTCCGCTTGATGAACTGTCGTATGAGGAACTGAAAGAAGAGTGGGTTCTTGCATCGTTCAGGCAGATTGATGTTGAATCCGAGGCAAATCAGTGGTTTTGAGTTGCATATTCTGCATCAACCTTTGAGAGGTTGATAGAAAAATGACAATGTCGCGGGAATGGAGGCAGAAAAATGATCAATAGGGTTGTATTAATCGGTCGTCTAACTAAAGATCCTGATCTCCGTTACACGCCCAATGGGATTCCCGTGGCTACTTTCACCCTGGCCGTGAACCGGACATACACGAACCAACAGGGGGAAAAGGAAGCAGATTTTATTAACTGCGTAACCTGGAGAAAGCAAGCAGAAAACGTGGCCAATTATTTGAATAAGGGGAGTTTGGTCGGAGTTGATGGCCGGCTGCAGACAAGAAATTACGAAGCGCAAGATGGCAGGAGGGTTTATGTGACGGAAGTTGTGGCGGAGAGTGTTCAATTTCTGGAACCGAAAAACTCAAGAACGAATGCTCCGGAAAAAGACGAACCATTACCCAGCGATGGGTATGGCGATCCGTTTGGGGATAGCGACGATCCTATTGATGTTTCGGACGATGATTTGCCGTTCTAACTTGCAAAAAAGGAGGAAAATCACAATGAGTAAATGCTATTTCTGTGGGGAAGAGACGAGAGGACGAAAATTCATGGGCAGAAATTTTTTCACGCATGAAAGAGATGAATTTGATGTCTGTGAAAACTGCTATGGTACGGATTTAGAAGACGAAGATCAAAGAGCGAACGGAGGGAAAATTAATGAATCTTCAAAAACTCTTTGATCTGCAACGCCAGCTGGATGAACGGATTGAACAAGAACATCCACGAAAACCTGGCGAAGACCGGTTGGCGAAGAAGAACCTGGCCCTGCTGGTGGAGCTTGGGGAACTTGCCAACGAATGGCGCGGGTTCAAATTTTGGAGCCATGACCAAGAGCCGAGAACTGAAGAAAAAATCTACTGCCGTTATTGTGGTGGGCAGGGGGAAGGATATTTCGCCGGGCATACATGGACCGGGAAAAAAGAAAAATGTATTTTTTGCAACGGAACAGGAATTATGGGAGTGAAAAATCCACTCCTCGAGAAATACGTGGACGGTCTCTATTTCTTGTTCAGCATTGGGCTTGAAGAAAACATCGGGATATTGGACGAAGTGGATGTTTGTCAATCAGATGACATCACTTCCCAATTCTTAGAACTATTCGATACAATAAGCAATTTACCCTATGACATTAGCGAGTATCCATATATTTTCGGTCTGTATTTGGGTTTAGGTGAAATGTTGGGCTTCACATGGGAAGAGATCGAGGAAAGTTATTTTAAAAAAAATCGTGAAAACCATGAACGCCAAAACAACGGTTACTGATGGGGTGAATGGTTTTGGAAAAATTTATATGTCAATGTGGTTGCGGTCAAGAAATTCCTTATAAAAAACATCATAAGAAATATCCTCCAAAATTTATCAAAGGACATAGTAATCGTGTAAGAAAAAGAAAGCCTTATGATGTTGAAAAGGCTTTTTGGAAAAGAGTGGACAAAAAATCTGACAATGGATGTTGGGAATGGAAAGGGTATCTAACTCCTAATGGATATGGACAACTTAAAGTTAAACAAAAGAATGTTTATGCACACCGTTATTCATATGAACTTCATTATGGACGCATACCAGATAATTTAGCGGTATGTCATAAATGCGATAATAGAAAATGTGTAAATCCTAGTCACCTATTTTTAGGGACACAAAGGGACAACATTCATGATATGGACAAAAAAGGTAGAAGAGTTGTAAGACCCGGAACTATGAAAATAACAAGACGAGATGCGAACGAAATACGGTTATTTCATAAAAAAGGAGTAAGTGTAAACGAATTATCAAAAAAATATGGCTTGAAGCCTTGCACTATAAGAAATATTATTGCTTATCGAATTTGGAAAGACGATAGCAAAACTATTGATATAGCGAGTGGTTACTGATGAGCGGACGAAAATCGAAACAGAAAGGGAATCGCCGGGAGAGGGAGTTTGCGAAGCTGATAGAAGGACGCAGAATTCCCCTTTCCGGCGCCCAGGAAGGGTTTGAAAATGACGTCGAGGGACTCGGGTTGAAGTGGGAAGTAAAAGCCCGAAAAAACGGCTTCCAGACGCTTTACAAGTGGTTGGAGGACGAGAGGGAGAAGCCGGACGCGCTGGCGTTGAAAACAGATCGGAAACCGTGGCTTGTTGTGATGACGTTGGACAAATTCCTGGAGATTGTCGAAGGAGGTCAACAATGGAACCGGGAAAATATGAGTGGTTAGGGACCGAAATCGGAAGATTGGTAGATGAAAAGAATCGGGCATATGGAGATGCATTTAACAAGGCAGGCGACTTTCTGAAAATCATCTATCCAAACGGAGTGAAGCCTGAACAGTATGACGATATGCTTGCAATCGTTCGGGTATTTGATAAGTTAATGCGTATTGCAAACCAAAAAGAAGCGTTCGGGGAGAATCCGTGGCGGGATATTTGTGGATATAGCCTACTTTCTATTGAAAGAGGTGAACGAATTGAGCGAAGTTAAAGTCTACTACCTTTCAAAAGAGGAACTCGAACGCATACGATGGGGTGCGAAATGCGATCTGGATCAACGTCCTCGTCGAATCGGGCACGTTGATTGGAAATGGCGGCACGTGAAAAGAAGAAAACAGTTGGCTCAAAAATAAAAAAACCGGGCCCACTCCCGGCGGAAATGTTCTACTTCAATTTTAGCACGGGAGGGGTCCAGATGAAAATAGATACCGAGAAAATGATAGCAGAGATTTCGCTTCTGGAGAATGCTGTATATCGTGTCATAGATGGGCGAATCGAGAAAGTGGATAAGCCGGGTAATGGTTTTGGGAAGCAGACGATTACTTGGCAGAATGGGAAGCCAGTACTTTGCGAGATTAGTTATACGGTGAAATGAGGGAGGATGTTAATTAAAATGCGTAAGTTCAAAGCAAGAATTTATGCAAATGCATCTGTTGAATTGATCGCGATAATAAAAGAATCCAACGGTTACATTGAATTAGATGAGGTTTTAGAAGTTATAGATATAGATGATATAGACGACATTAAAATAATCAACGAAATTGAATAAATGCTACCGGAACAACCGGGGCACTGATCACCGCATAAGCGGGATTGGTGCCCTTTTCTTTTGGAGGTGGAACTAGTGAGAAAAAAACAGATATATCGGACAAATTATTGCAAAGGCTGTTTGTGGCTTCTAGAAGGCCGTCTGTGCCCGTTTCGGCGGTGTGTCAAGGGGTTTGGTTGGGCGGTCGAGAAGTTGAAGGAGGGGCGAAATAGTGGCACAAAAAGAGATTGAAAAAGTATGTGAGGGACTTGAAAAAGTATGGGAAGAACTCTTCATGGTCGTGGAGCAATTAGCAAAATTGTATTCGGAAGCGTTTAGAGAAATACGTGAGACTTTATGTAAAGAGCCAGATTCTGCTGATGAATCTGTAGTGCATCAAATGGAAAAGGAATATTTAAGAAAAACTTGGATTGTGAAAAGAGACATGCGGCGGCCGAGTCAACGGATGGACAAAAAGCCAATTTGTATGGTGCGGAAGGTGATTAGGTAATGAACAAAAAAGAGATCGAGCAAATCCTTAAAGACTATCATTGGATGTTGAACTCGATCAAAATTATGCGGGAGGCCATGGATGAAGGGGCTCACATCAGCAGCAAGATTCCTATGTACGGTTTGGATGCAGCAATGCCAAAACCGAAAGGTTATACTGGTGATCCAGTCTATGCTGATGTCATAAGACGTTCAAAGCATTGGAAAAAAATCGAATGGTACGAAAAGGCAGTGAAGTACATTCAGGAACGGATTGATCGGATTAAAGACGAAAGGGAGAGCGAAGTCCTTTACTGGTTACTTGAAGGGAAAAGTTATCGATGGATAGGAAATCATATGGGATTGTCGTTTGCGCATATTAAAAGAATTAGAGATTCCATTGTTGATCAGCTTTCAGATGAAGCAAATGTAACAAATGACACAAATGGCACAGATGACACAAAGGAAACGAATTTTCGAAAACAGAAAACTGCATGTTAAAATCGGAGGTAGGACCGGGGCGGCCTAGAGCTCCGGGGTTTAGAAAATTCATTCGGTTTGAAACCGGCTGCGGATCCGGGAGTAGGACCATACCGGCCATTCATCGTTGATGAGTGGCTTTTTTCGTTGTCTGCCTCGTCGCAGGCTTTTCCCACCGGCACTTTTGCCGGTGGTTACTTGCTACCTTTAGGTGGTGAATCGATTGACCAAGTTTGAAAAGTGGACTGATGAAGAACATGAAACCGCGTTGGAATTGAAACAGCGAGGATTAACGTTTGATCAAGTCGCGGAAGAATTGACGAAAAAATTCGGGAGAGAATTTACTGGCGAGTCCGTAAGAAGTCGATTCAAACGCACAAAAAAGAAAAATATCGAGTTTCAGGACAGAAAAAATATCGGGAATTCGATCGAGGAATATCTTGAACATTTGATCAAGCACCAAGAAGAGCTGCAAAAATTCGATGATCGGCAAACATCTGTCACCATCGATATTGATGATGACAAGCCGATTGGCATAGTTTTCACGGGTGATTGGCATGTGGGCGGACTCTACACCGCTCACAAGGAAATGGTCCGAGATTTCAAGACAATGCGGGATACCGATGGTTTGTATAACATCACAATGGGCGACTATGCGGACAACTACAACCAGAACACACACAAAGGCGGAATGTATGAGCAGATTGAGAATCCGGACCGGCAAAAAGAATTGATTCTCTATTTCTTCACGAAATTCTTGGGAGAAAAGAATCTTGCGGTTTTGAAGGGCAATCATGATAATTGGTCCTATCGGGAGACTGGAGAGGATTTCGTGAAATACATTGCCCGGCAAATTGAATCGCCGTACCTGTGGTATGGCGGGGAGATCAACATTCGCCTGGGGAATCAAGTCTACAAAATCATAGCAAGACACAGCTATATTGGAAGCAGCGCATTGAATACGACAAACAGCCAGCGCAGGCTGTTTGATGAAACCCAGGGCGATATTATCGCATTGGGACATTTGCATTTCAATGAAAGTCACGCGAAGACGAAAGCCGGAAAGGATACCGTGTGGATCCGAACAGGAAGTTACAAGATCACGGACGACTATACACAATGGGCTGTTGGGGGAACGAAAGGAGATATCAGGCAGCCGATGGTGATTCTGTTTCCGGACCAGAAGAAGATCATAGACTTCCGGGATATGTACGATGGTATCCCATATTTGAAATTAGTGAGGGGTGAAAAATTATGCATTTGTTGATTATTGAATTAGAACACGAAGATGATGCTCCTAAAATTATTTACCAAGGAAAAGAAATTAAAGGTATAGCGAATATTCATTTTAAATGGAATACGAAAACAGCCAGAAAACCAGGATATATGAATTTTGAAGTAAATTATTTTAATGATTCAAATGAATTGAAAACTTTATCTTTAAGCAAGAATGACGAATCGCGTTGTCCTAAGTGTGGAAATTGTTTGGATATCACTTCAATTTATCGCGAAGGGGAAGAGGTTTATCGAAGTTCTCAATGTTTGAATTGTGATTACGAAAAATTAGAGGAGCGTAACTGATAATGAAGGATTTTGCCTCCTTTTGTCGAAGTGAATATAAAGTAAACTTAAGAAGAGGAGGATTTATATGGGAATATTTAGCC